GAAAGAAACTTCGCAACCGTCAACGACTCAAGACGACCAGAGCGCGGATCCCAAGTACCGATTTCGTACAGCTTGTAATCAGACGGATGTTCTGCAAAAGGAGATTTCGGCGCAGTACACGCCGCCGCCCAGGAACGGAGAGCAATCCCTTCCGTCGCAATGAACATCGGTGCACCGTAAGCCTCCGCCTTCACATCGTACACAGCGAACACTTTAAGCATTTCCATCCTCCAAACGCCTTGATTTAAGCCGAGCTTTCGCTTCGGCCACCGTCTTACGAACAGCAAGCCGTCGCGCATTTGAAGACCGCGCGACCTTCACCACATCACCAGATTTGAGCTTCATGTCCTCAAGCTCGGACGCCGCATTTTCCCGAGACAATCTCACCACTTCATATGCATCGGGATTGGACTCGGAAAAAATCTTGCTGTAATAGCGCGGAGGCCTGCCTTCCTTGCCTCGTACAATAACTTCATCGGCCGGGAACACATCACCGGCGTATGTTGCGAACCAGGACCGACCAATGCCGGGTCTCCTTGACATAAGCAAGAACTCGGGCGTTCGATTTCCATAATACTCCTTCGGGGAAATATACGAGCCGTCAGGCTGTTTGATACCCTTGCCAACAACCTTCTTAGTGGCGTAATTCGCCACATAACACGCCGAGTCGAAAGAAACCGCACCCACGTCACACCGACCTTTGCCCCATAGATCGGTGAGCTCCTTAGACGTGAAGTGCGCAAATCCAGACGAAGACGGTGAATCCATCTTCTTCTTGTCGGGAAAATCGTACCCGAAAATAATTGCGTGATAATGCGGGCGAGCAAATTTCTCGCCATATTCACCGCATAGGAAAAAACGGATTTTTGTCGGGGACAGGAAAAAACGGAGTCGCTTTAAAAAAAGCTGACAATCACGAACAGAGAGAGAACCATCCTTCGGAAGATGCTCAGCATCATAAGTCATGGTCACGAAGGAACTCTGAACGTGCATTTCCGACTCATGCATGATGCGAACAGCCCATTGACGCGCACGCTCAAGACGACAGCCAATACAACGGCCACAAGGTATAGAAATCCCACGACCGCGAGGATCATCCTTGAAAGAAAGACGCCGCCCTTGCGGGCCGGAAATAAGCACAGCCCGCAAGGGCTCATAACAAGGCATTAAAGCCGAATCCCGCCGCGCATTTGCGTTGACGAGATAGAATTCTTGACGTGAGTACGATCCGCCTTTCGGCGAAAATCCCGCTTAGACTTACTTCGGGACATCTTGTACCGCTTCATTTGCTTTCACCTCCTTCGGAGCGGAATCACTGACCGAATCGCGAAGCACATCACACTTCACAGGCTTCTTGAGAAAAAGCGAGAGAGCGATCGAAACGACCGACACGACAATCAAGGCAATTTCAGGCATTTATCCCTCCCAGAATTCAGGACAATCAACACATTGGTCAGAACCAAAAAAACCTTCCCGATACAACGCATCGAATATCTCCGACAAAGAACCTTCATATTCGATTTGCGGAGAAACCCAAAGACATTTATGGTTCATAAAAAAAGAGTAACAGATAGACTTCAAAAAGTCAATGCTGTCACTCAGCACACTTACAACAAGGGGAGTACGTGTGCTTCCCCTCCCTGGAACGGTTCCCCGCCAAAGCGAGGCACCAAATAATAGGGCCATAAATGGCCCAAAAATGGCCCTAACGGGCCGAACGGGGGGCATCGGGCCTTCGGCCCTGCCCCCTGCGACCCCCAACGGCCTACGGCCTAAACAGAGCGGCTCCGCCGACTCGCGCTTCGCGCGAGAACAGCCTATGAGGCTGTAGAAGAAAAGACGTAAACGTCAACAGGGCTTTGAACTGTACGCTGAATAGACGCACGTTAATCGCGCGGGGAGATCAGCAGACAGTAGCCCTGACGAAACAGAAAACAGAAAACAGAAAACAGAAAGGGGGCCCCCCCGAAGGGGAGCCCCCAAACGGACTAAAGTCCTACCTAAGCAGCAGGCTTAGGATCAGACGGAGGAACCGCCGAGGGCGGAACCTCCTTAACAACCTTGGGAACGATAAGCCCAAGCTTAACGGCCTCGTCATAATTCGCCGAGTCCGAAACAAACGCGACAAGCTCAGCAGGACGATTGCTGAAGCGAGCGCGAACCTTCGCGGGCAATTCCGCGAAAGCATTTTCAGCCGCCTTGACACGCAAAGCAACCTCCTGAAAATTACCCATCTCAGAAACGTCAGCAAAAACAGGCGCATGACGATTAATATGATCCGCAGGAGTACCGCGCAAAGACTGAGAAACAATACGATTCACGTCAGACCGATCGCGAAAGCTCTGCTTAGTGGCGATCGGATCCTTAACGTCAGACGACTTGATTGACTTCATGCTCATTTCTTTCGCTCCTTGATGATGTTAGGCTTGTGCCAATTCCGAATATCGTCAACGTCCTGAGTGAAGCTTGTAGCCTTATCAGGACGACCGAACAACCAGTTCTTGGGAGTCGAAGAGGAAACTTCCTTGAACCCGAACGACGTCAAAAGCTTTTCACGAACAGCCTGATAAGCTTTCGTCAAGTCAGAAGCTAATGCCGCCTCCTTGCCAGAGATGGCCGCATTATTATTAGCGACCTTGGTATTAGCTTCAACGTTCTTCGTTTCAGCTTTAACCTTCGACAACTGGGCCAGCTCAATCGCAGAACCAATAGCCTTCTCAGAGCCAGCACCAATCACATTACCCATTTGCGCGGCACCGCCAGCGGGGGTGGACGCGCCACCCCCGCCAGCCGACAAGATGGGATTAAGGCCAGCGGCCTTAAGATCAGCGACTTCCCGCTGATGCGCCGTAGAACTCATGCGCTCTTGGAAAGCCATCATCTTGTCTACTTGATGAGCATTAGCGATGTTCTGCTGATGCTGACCAATCATACCGAGAGCGGCACCAGCCGCCCCGCCGATCATTTCACCGAACACTAGAACCGATCCCCGAGACCAGGAACGCCGTACACAGGCATCGGACGAGCGTGGACCACATCGAAGAAACAATCCAACAGGAAGTGAGGCGCGGAAGTCACCGCGATACACCGATCCACCGGGGGATTTTCCTCAATGAAAGTCTGGCCCAGAGTGGGAAGTGCAGTGAACTCCTGGGAGAGATGCCAGTTATCCAGCGGAGTCGCAAACGAAGAACGGAATTCGCCAGTGATCTTCGACTCCTTGTAACGATACTCCGCATAACGCTCCTGATACCCGAACACGCCATCCTTCTGGTTCGACGCCGTACCATCGGCCACATCGGCGTAAATCTCCTTGTTGAGAATAGCCTGCTCGCCCAAATGAGCGAGAGCGGGCCAATAGTGATCATACCGAGTGGACCTAGACCAGAAACGCTCAATGCCAGTCTGGTACGTCAGGTCAGCACGAACAGAGGCGATCCCGATGATCCAACCATGCTCAACGAACCCCTTAGCAAAGCCAGAGGCTTGAGCAGAAACAGTACCGAAACCCGCCAGATTTCCGAGAGCGTCGGTATTCGTAGGAGTAGCGGGACTAGTCGTCTGCGCCAACGGATGCACATTGACAGGAGAAGAAGAACCACCAAGGAACTCGGGCCGCTGAAGACGGAAGTCGGGCGCCGTAACGCCGAAGTGCGACTTCAGAATTTCAACATACCGAGTACCACCACGAGCATCACGCTCAAGCATCACCTGTAACTGCATCGCTTCGCGGAACTGATTGATGCTAGTCGCAACGGCAGACGAAAGATCAGTCACGATCTGACCATCCGGATCGAAGGAAATAGAGGCGTCGTCGGAATCCCGCCGAACGCGACCAAATCCAGCGTTGTTCTTATAGAAGGCTCCCGACGTATCCAGCGTGTCAGAACCATGCAGATAGGCTTTCCAGCCCGTCGCATTGCTGACGCGAGTAATAGGAGCTTCGTCCGCACCGAAGGGAATCGTAACCGCATCGCCCTTCTGAGGCCAAGGCAACGCAGAAGTGAAGTAATCATGACGCTTCCCACGACGCCGCAAAACGTAATCCGTATAAGTATCAGGGCCGTCGTCAGTGTCAACCACGACAGCATCAAGATCGATAAGATTTTGGTCGCCGTACCAAGTCTTGTAAATCAAGTTATAAGCACGGAACGGAAGCGACTGAACGCTGAACGGACCATTCGCGACATCCGTCGGAAGACCGAAATAATCCGCCAGCGTACCGACCTCAGGACCGTTATCAGGCATCGGAATAGTGGGCATCACATAATCCACATCCTCCGAAGCTTCCTTCGCACCCATGAAGGACTCCCAATTATCCCACAGCAAGCGATTGGGAACATAGAACCAATGGACGTCAAGATACATGTTGTCCATGATCGGCTTCAACGGAGTCGCAAGGCGTCCAAACGAATTCATCTTCATCGTGATGGAATCGCCGGGAAGCACCTCATCCAGATAGATCGGGACAAGATACCCTGCGTCCAGCGTCGTCTTCAACGTAGAAGGACGCCGAAAAATAGACCTCTCAGTTTTAACACTCGGAACCTGAGAGAACGAATGCGTCATGTTCGACGGCATATTGCTCATGTTATTAGGCCACCTCGTTTAAGATACGGGGCTCAGAAGGCACCCGTTCAACAACAGCACCAGACACAACATCAGAAAGAAACTTCGCAACCGTCAACGACTCAAGACGACCAGAGCGCGGATCCCAAGTACCGATTTCGTACAGCTTGTAATCAGACGGATGTTCTGCAAAAGGAGATTTCGGCGCAGTACACG